TTATGATGAGAATGGTAAAGCAAATCTTCGGGAACTTGCTTATGAAAAGAAAGATGGTCTGATTCAAGTCGGTGAATGGTTTTCTATGATGAATCTTTTGACCAGTCAAGTGAATGGTAAGATTCTGGAAGAACAGATAAAGAATATCTTCCGCCTTGCCTATTCCTTTGGGCGCAACTGCTACGCTCGTTACTCTATTCCTCTGGGTCTTTCTCTTTCAGGCACCCCCCTGAATGAGGCACTGATTTCTCTTCATCAGATTCTTCCTAAGTTTCAGAAGGAGAACAAACTTCAGAAAGTTCAGTGTGTGATTCTGACTGATGGTGAGGCGTGTGGCATTAAGTATCACCATGAAGTCAAGCGTCGCTGGGAGGAAGACCCATATCTGGGAACTGCTGCGATTGGATTTAGTTCTTTTCTGCGTGACCGTAAAACTGGAAACACATATTCTTTGGATTGCGAATGGCATCAAATGACTGATGTTTTTCTTCGCAATCTGAGGGACAATTTTGCAGATATTAACTTTATTGGCATTCGTGTTCTGGAAGGTCGTGATGCTGGTAACTTCATTCGCCGTTATTGTGGGTGGTATGGTCCAGACCTTGAAAAGACAATGAGTGCTTGGCGTAAAGAAAAAGCATTTACTCTCAAAAAGTCTGGTTATCATTCTTACTTTGGTCTTTCTGCGACTGCACTTTCTCAAGATACCGAGTTTGAAGTTGCCGAAGATGCGACCAAGACTCAAATCAAGTCTGCTTTTGCCAAGAGTCTCAAGTCCAAGAAAATGAATAAGAAGATTCTCGGGGAGTTTATGGAACTCGTTGCCTAATAAATAACTAAAAAGTTTCTTATCAATAATGAAGACTTTTCAGGAATTTATGAGTCTGGTAGAAGGAAACCCAACCACCAGAATGCTGACTAAATCAAAAACTCAATTAACTGGACATATTTCTGCAGATAGGGGAACTGACGAAAATAAAAATCGTGAGTCAAGACAAAATCTTGAAAGAGATCTGCAAAGGCACGGAATAGGATATCAGAAGGGTGTAGGTGAATATAAGTATTCATCTGGTGAAGGGACTGGTAGGGAAGTGACTTTTCATACTTCACCTAAACCACCTAAAGAGGGACGTAGGCCCATGTCTAAAAGAAGATTTGGAAAGATTATGCGTCGTCTTGGGAGAAAGCATGGACAAGAAACTGTAATTACAAATGATAGAGATAAACCATTCTTGCATACTACAGAAAAAGGTAGTAAAGTGTCATCAGTACCTCTTGGTACGACTAAACCAGGAAAACATCCAGAAGGTTATGGAGAAACTTCTGGGACTAAAATAAGAAGTGGAAAACTTCCAAAAACAACAAAACCAGCATATCATTATGGCGACGAAGAAAAGTGACGAAAATCAACTATGGGGAATGCCCACAGTTGTAGATAATGAAAATAAAATTGTTTATATAAAGTGTAGTAGTTCAATTACTGCTATGGGTATTCCTGCATTAGTGAATAAGTATTATCCTGGATATAAAGGAAAACTTGTATCTGAAGAATACTTGAATAAATTGCGAAACCAAGAAGTCCAATCTTAAAACTGTCACAGGGGGCACTTGGTTGCCCCTTTTTTATTGCTATAATAACTTCAGTTAAACAAACCACCTAACTACATTATGCCTCGCAAGTCTGCCGTGAACGATGCCCAACTGATTGAGTCTATTCAAGAATTGTATGGTTCTGAAATTACCACTGGTGACCTCAAAGGTTTCTGTGCCTCTCGTGGTCTGAACTATCAGACTGTGACTCGTCGTTTGGAAAATTTTAAGACTGCTCGTGGTCGTTGGAATCTGGAAGTGACTCAAGAACGTGTTGAGCAAATTGAGCGTAGTTTTGTTGCTCCTCCTGCTCTCCCTGCTGTGGAACAAAACCTTATTCCTGATAAAGATGATACCTTCGTCAAGTTTGGTAACTTTAACGATATTAAGAAAATTATTCAGTCCCGTATTTTTTATCCTACGTTCATTACGGGTCTTTCGGGTAACGGTAAAACGTTCTCTGTTGAGCAAGCGTGTGCTCAACTGGGGCGAGAACTGATTCGTGTAAATATTACAATTGAAACTGATGAAGACGATCTTATTGGTGGATTCCGCCTTGTTGATGGTGCTACTGTGTGGCATAACGGTCCAGTTATTGAAGCCCTTGAGCGTGGAGCGATCCTGCTCCTTGACGAGATTGACTTGGCATCCAACAAAATCCTTTGTCTCCAATCCGTGCTGGAAGGAAAGGGTGTTTTCCTGAAGAAGATTGGTCGCTTTGTGAAACCTGCTGCTGGTTTCAATGTGATTGCTCCTGCCAACACCAAAGGTAAGGGTTCTGATGACGGTCGTTTCATCGGCACCAATGTGCTCAACGAAGCATTCCTTGAGCGTTTCCCTGTGACCTTTGAGCAATCCTATCCTGCTCCTGCAACTGAGCAGAAGATTCTTGAGGGCATCGCTCTGGACCTTGGTGTGGAAGACCGTGACTTCTGTAAGCGTTTGGTTGATTGGGCGGATATTATTAGAAAGACGTTCTACGATGGTGGTATTGAGGAAATTATCAGCACCCGTCGTCTGGTCCATATCATCCGTGCCTATAGTATCTTCCAAGACAAGGCAAAGGCAATTCAAGTGTGTGTAAACCGCTTTGATGATGAAACCAAGCAGTCCTTCCTGGAACTCTACGACAAAGTGGATGCTGACTTCCAGATGCCTACCGAAGAGGTTGCTCAAGACGCACCTTTCTGATATAATTGGGGAAGGTAAAAATGTGCCTTCCCTTTATGAGTGATTCAACCTTTACTATTACTATGACTGAAAACACAAATCACCTTTGGAAATATAATGAAGATAAAATCCTCAAAGATGTTGAGGACTATGTGACTAGCACCTATCATGGACACTACTGTGGAGATGAGGATGGTTATAGCGATATCCAAACGATTGACTTGATGGCAGCGAAGAAACTTGCTGCTGGTTTTTGTCAAGCAAACATTCTCAAGTATGGCAGCCGTTATGGTGATAAAGAAGGTCGCAATAAGCGTGACTTGATGAAAGTGATTCATTATGCTATGCTTCTGCTCCACTTTGACGGACACTATTCCCGTAAAGATAATGGTCTGACTGAATTCCGTTGATTATGAAAATCCAAAACAAAACTATGAAACTTTCTGACAACACGCTTGCTCTGCTCAAAAACTTTGCTGGTATCAATAACTCTATTCTTGTGAAGCAGGGTAATCGTCTCCGCACAATTTCTGTTGCCAAAAATATTCTGGCAGAAGCAGAAATCACTGAGGAGTTTCCCCGTGATTTTGCGATTTATGATCTCAACCAGTTTCTCAACGGTCTGAGTCTTCATCAGGATCCTGACCTTGACTTTGTTGAAGAGTCATATTTGAGCATCAAGGAAGGCAAGCGTCGTGTGAAGTATTTCTTTGCCGACCCCAATGTGATTATTTCTCCTCCAGATAAGGACATTCAACTGCCTTCAAAAGATGTTTGCTTTCAACTGGATAGCACTTCTCTGGAGAAACTGGTCAAGGCGGCGGCAGTGTATCAACTTCCTGACCTTTCTGCGGTTGGTGAGAATGGCGTGATCAAACTGGTGGTGCGTGATAAGAAGAATGACACTTCTAATGAGTATGCCATTGTGGTTGGTGAGACTGATAAAGAGTTCACCTTTAACTTCAAGGTAGAAAACATCAAGATTATTCCTGGTGCTTATGACGTTGTGGTGTCTTCTAAACTTCTGTCACAATTCACCAACAGCAAGTATAATCTGAAGTATTATATTGCTCTGGAACCTGATTCAACCTTTGGATGATGGAATTTCTTCTTTATCTTACTCCTCAAGCAAAAGACATTCTCAATCAAATTTACAAAGCAAAGTATTCAATTAATGAAAATGTCGGATATTGTAGGAGTAATAAAAATATTTTTGGGTATGCAGATTTTGGTAAAAAATTTGTAATTTGCACCAAAAATATAAAAAACAGTGGATTTGAACCTAAACATTATATTAATGAAACCGTTTATCACGAAGCTACGCATGTGGCGCATCTTTGTAATGGATATAAACCATTTGGCATATCTAAAAAAGATATGATTCTTCCAGCATTTAAATATCAAGATATTAGAAATTCAGTACAAACTTCTACTGCTTCTTCTCAAATTGAACATGAAGCATATTGGATGGAAGATAAACCAAATAAAGTTAAGTATGTACTTCAAAAGTATTGTTTCTGATGAACATCTTCGTCACATCTCCCTGGCCTGCCGAGAGTGCTATCTGTCTCCCTGATAAACACATCGTCAAGATGCCTCTGGAATGCTGCCAAATGCTTTCCATTGTGGCATCTGAAAAATGGGGTCATAACTATGGTCCTTTGTACAAGACTGATAACACTCCCTATAGAACTGAAAAGGGTGCGTTTCGTAATCATCCCTGTACCAAATGGGCAATGGGTAGTATCCACAATGCCTATTGGTTAATCAAGTGGGGAATGAACTTGTGTGATGAGTATTCTGTGCGATATGGTAAAATACATTCGTGCTACAAGACTCTTGTAGACGCTTATTACATTTTTCCAAAGGGTAAGATTACAGAAGTTACACCATTTGCACGGGCAATGCCTGACGAATACAAATTTGATACAAGCATTGATACATTTACTGCTTATAAAATGTACATTGCTTCTAAACCTTGGGTTGCGAGTAATTATCTTCGTATGCCCGAACGCAAACCAGAATGGGTCTAAATTATGAATCAAAAAGAACAAAGACAAATTAAATCTATATGGAGTGATTGGAAGAATTATCCATCAACATTGGATGATGGAACTTATATGTCAATAAAATCATTTCGTGACTATATTAATATCAAATATAAACCATCAAATAAAGTTGATTGCTGTCTTATTCATTATGTGTTGAAAAAGTTAAAAGTACAAGTAATTAAACCAAATGGTGTATATAATATTCCAAGTTTTCTTACAGAAAACCGAGATTATGTAATAGAATGGATGTATAATAACCCCCAATTGACTTTTACTTATCTGAGCAAACCAGAATGGGTCTAAATTATGAACAGTGATTTTATCTGGGTTGAGAAGTATCGACCCAAAACAATTGAAGATTGTATTCTTCCTGAAAGCACCAAGAAAACGTTTCAAGAGTTTCTAAATAAGGGTGAAATTCCAAATATGCTTCTTGCTGGTCCTCCTGGTATCGGCAAAACTACAGTCGCAAAAGCACTCTGTAATGAATTGGGGGTAGATGTTTATGTCATCAATGGATCCGACGAAGGTAGATTCCTTGATACTGTCCGAAACAATGCGAAAAACTTCGCTTCGACCGTATCGCTTTCGTCAACTGCTAAACACAAAGTCGTCATCATTGACGAGGCAGATAACACGGGGAATGATGTTCAACTCTTACTACGGGCGTTTATTGAGGAGTTTGCTGGTAACTGCCGATTCATCTTTACCTGCAACTACAAGAACAAAATCATCGAACCCCTTCATTCTCGATGTGCCGTCGTTGAGTTTGGGATCAAAGGAAAAGATAAAGCAAAACTCGCAGGAATTTTCTTCCGACGACTCCAGCAAATCTTGGATACGGAAGGTGTTGAGTATGATCAAAAAGTCCTTGCTGAAATTATCAACAAGCACTTTCCCGATTTTAGACGAGTCCTCAACGAGTGCCAACGGTATAGTGTGGGGGGCAAAATTGACTCGGGGATTCTTGCATCTTTCTCGGACATCGCTGTAAATGATCTTGTGAAGAATATGAAAGACAAGAATTTTGCCGAAGTTCGCAAATGGGTAGTGGCAAATCTTGATAATGATGCAAATCTTATTTTGCGTCGTCTTTACGATTCTTGTTATGAATCTCTTACACCCTCTACAATTCCTGCAGCAATTCTTATTATCGCAAAGTATATGTATCAGGGGTCATTTGTTTGTGACCAAGAGATTAATCTTCTTGCTGCCCTTACAGAAATAATGTGTGAGGTTGAGTTTAAATGAGTCTTTTAAAAATTGATTATAAGTCTCTTCATGAGATTCCAGTAAAGACAACTCCTGATAATGTGAGAGAGGCAAACGAAGGTCTCTTTCGTGCTAAAATGACTTTGCCTGCTGCTGCAAAGCATTGTGGCATGACTCAAAAAGAAATGAAAATGACTTTTCTTGAATATTTAAAGTATCATCCTATTGATTATGAAAACAAAAATTGAATTTGATTTTGAAATGGTAATGGGTGTAGTTGAATACACTCGATGTCTACGATTTGGTGGACAAAAATTTAGTCGTGCTCTCTTTATTGAAAAGGCAATTGAAAAAACCAGCAAAAACCTAGTGTATGTTGGATTAAATGATTCTTTAGGACACGACTTTACTACTAAAGTAAATGAAGAAGTTTGGCGATTAGAGGCAAAAGGTTTGGATCATTTACTTCAAACTGACAGAACATTTAATACTAAAGAAATCACTCTTAAAAATTTTCAGGGAACAGTTAATAATGCTTTTCCTGAAAAAAAGTTTGATGAAATGATTTTGATCGATCAAACTCAGAGACATTTTGCTATTGTATCTTTTGAGAACGCTCTTAAAAATTTTAATCCTGAAAAAAATGTTTCTAAATCTGGATTGAAAATTGTTATTGATAAGCGAGATATTGAATATCTTGCTAAAGATGTTTGTCTTGCTCCTAAAAAACAAGTGCAAAAACTTTACCATGAAATTGTTGATGAACTTTATAAGTGGGAAGATGAATCTGATGAGTGGTAATATGAAATCTCTTAAAACTGCCTTAAGGTATCCTGGCGGTAAGTCCCGTGCTTGCGTTAAGATGGATCCTTATTTTCCAGACCTTCGCAATTATGATGAGTTTCGAGAACCATTTCTTGGTGGCGGTAGCGTTGCAATTTATATCACCAAAAAATATCCTAGCCTAGATATTTGGGTGAATGATTTGTATGAACCTCTTGTAAATTTTTGGCAACAACTTCAAATCTTTGGGTATGATTTAAAAAGTGAACTTAAAGATTTAAAGTCAGCAAATAATACTCCAGATTTAGCAAGAAAACTTTTTCTACAATCAAAGGAGCAGATCAATGACCAAACTGTGTCAAATTTCGATCGTGCTGTGGCTTTCTATGTTGTTAATAAGTGTTCATTCAGTGGTCTCACAGAGAGTTCTTCATTTTCAGAACAGGCATCTAACTCCAACTTCAGCTTGCGAGGTATCGAAAAACTGCCCGCATATTCTAAACTGATTGAGAATTGGCGCATAACTAACTATTCCTATGATTATCTGATGGATGGAAACAAAGGTGCTTTTATGTATCTCGATCCTCCTTATGATATTAAGGACAACCTCTATGGGCGTAAGGGATCAATGCACAAAGGATTTGATCACGATAAGTTTGCTGCTGATTGCGATGCTAACGATATGGATCAGTTGATAAGTTATAATTCTGACCAACTTGTAAAAGATAGGTTTAAGAATTGGAATGCTGCGGAGTTTGATTTGACTTACACGATGCGTTCTGTGGGTGAATATATGCGTGAGCAAAAACAACGTAAAGAACTACTGCTTTTTAATTATGGAATTGAAGGACTGGTTAAACTCGATCAATCAAACGAAACAACATCTGATTGACGAAGATCCTTCACTTGAGAAGGAATATGCACCATACATCATTAATCGTTGTCTTTCTGGGCACATCGATTGTATTATGTTTGCAAATGAAATGAATCGATATCATTTCCTCCCAAAAAAG